ATCTACACCTTTAAGCTCTTCATCATCAATTCCAAAAGACGTACGGATTTGATTTTCATAATCTGAAAGCACTTCCTTCTTTGCTTTAGAATAGCCTTGGTCAAACTTATCCTTGCCCTTTTGGTTAATGGCTTGAATACGTTCTTTGTCTAGTTCAAGAAATTTTTGTTTAAACTCATCTGCCTTAAAATCTTCTTCCTTTTCTGGTAAGATAGCAGCTATGTCTTCCTCTGGAATGTTGAATGCGGTTTCCAGCCCCTCCGCCAATGTTTGTACTAATAGTGTGTATGACATGTTTTATAAAGAATAAATATTATTTCTTCTTTTTATCGATGAACTTTGCTACGATGGCAATCTTTTCCTTTGCTGTTTTAGCTTTAGAAATATCAACACCGTTGTCTTTAGCAAATTGCTCAACGTTAGCTTCGGTAACAGTAAGACCATCATAAGAGAGTACTTCCTCAGATTTTACTTCAATGTTTTTAGCATCGAGTTGTGCTTCCTTAGCTGTTACTGCCTTGCTTACTTGCGTAGCAGGCTTAAGTTTAAAAACACCTTTGTATTTCTTAAGGTATTCTTCAGGGTTGTCAACTTTGACTTCCTTTCCTGTTTTTATGTTAATGAGCGTTGCCTTAGCCATGATTATGACTTTTTAGATGCATTACCACTAGTCTTCTGTGGTTCTGCTTTTGCAGGTTCAGGCTTTTTAGAAGCATCTGCTTTTAAATTTGCAACTTCACCTTCCAAGGCTTTCACCTTGCCCTCAAGAGCTTCGATTTTAGAATCCTTCTCAGTAGCTTCGGTTTTTAAAGTACCGTTCTCAGCAGTTAAGGATTCATTAGAACTCTTCAACGTTTGGTTTTCACCTTCCAAGGCTTTCACCTTGCCCTCAAGAGCTTCGATTTTAGAGTTTTCGATTTGGCTTTCCTTAGCTTTGGTTTCGTCTGAAACGTCTGATGCTAATTTCCAACCGTAGGTGTTACCACTTTGTTTCATGGCTTCCCACTGTGCCTTTGGCATTGATTTTTCAACACCGTTACGCTTTAACTTTACAGTCTCTTTAGATTTGCCCATGGCAATAAATTTTAATTAAACAATATAAAATTGCCATGTTGTTGAGCTAGGCATGCTCCAGGAGTTGTACAAATATATAAAAAGAAATTAATAGTTTCTTTTTTATTTAGGATAATACTCATCCAGAAGCTCACAGACAATATAATCGAAAGCATCTGATGTGTGACCATACTGTTCATACTTTTCACCTGTTTCAGGGTCTTTTATGTATTCCTTAAGCTTACCGTCTAGCCCTTCTTTTAACCACTGTAAATCCGCAATGAGTTCGGTACAGCTTGGATCTATAATGATGGTTACCGTAAACTCAACCGTTCCGTATGGTACCTTAAGCTTACGCTCTAATATTCGGTCAATGAAGTCTCGCCTGTTGAGCACATACTTGTTTTTTAGAGGCACTTTATCGCTAGATGTTGAGGTGTAAGGTGCCAATATTTCTCGTACAACATCAAACTGCGTGTGGTCTCCGCTTCCTGCTTGTCGGTAGTCACCAGATGCATCACCATAAAACAGCACAAAAGGATCATAGCCACCATAGTCTTCTACAAACTTTTCAGTTACTGCTCGTGTGGAATTGTGCGGACTCTTTAGGCAGTATTCTTTAAAAAACCGTATCTGAAATTCGTGAAAGTCTCTTTTGTATTCGGTCTGCGCTGCCAATAAAGTCATGTATGGCTTAGAGTTAAAATCGTAAGAAAGGCTAATCGGTAACTCAGGTCTGTATTCTACAGGCGCAACATGTTCAAACTTGCTAAATTTATGATAGAATGTACTACCAGACTTGGCAAACGGATAACCATAGATGAATTTAAGACCTTCGTTTTCTGATAGGTTTGAAAGTCTTATGTCGATGTAATTATTTGGAAGGTGGTGTTCGTTCCAATAGGTAGAATAAATACAAATTGCTTTGTTTTCTGTTTCCTTATAAAAGAAATCTTCTTTGTCTGTTACCTTCTTAAAAATATCTTCCTCATAGTCCTGAAGGTCGAACATATCGGTCAACCACTTTACCACACCTATTGCAGGTGATGTGTTAATACAACATGGATTGAATGGCACAAACTTTTCGTAATACGACTCACTAAGATTTTTTTCTTTGATTATAAAATCAATAGTGTCCTCATGCATGATATCCAACGTCTCTATGTTGTAATACAGTCCAGGTTGAGATAATCTAGCTAAGATTACAGCTTTAAGTGCATCCTCTTTAGTATCCTTTGTTTCATCTAGTTCTGCCCAACCTATCTCCTTTCCATCATGAGCCATAAAGTTATCTAAAGATGCTTTAAAAATAATAGCTCCATTCAAAAAACTAACGATGCCTTGATAACTATCAAACTCATGTATTTTTTTGAAGTGTCTTGGTGGTTTCTTATCAATCACATAATGGCCATTAGGATTTCCTTTGGTATCATACTCAGTAAGTCCGAAATTCTGTTGCCAAACTTTTCTAACTGCTACCATGGTAGACTGCGTAAGCTGCATGTAAGTGTTTGCAGCAATCATGCCCTTTATCTTAGGTGCATTTAAAACAAAAAAACCTGATTTGAGTCCAATAAGGTGAGACTTTCCGGCACGCTGGCCAGCCATATTAAGGGTTAAAGGCTGTCTTGAAAGGTAGACTTTAAGCTGTGGAGTATGTAGTTTGATTGGAGTGTCATCCATTGTACTCTTGAATGATTACTGTGCGTGGTGCCATTGGCTCTATCTTTTCACCACCAGATGTGACATCTACACGCTTTACAGAATAAGGTTCTAACCTAATGATTTGTTTTTCAACTGCCATTATTGCTCTAATGCCTGCAGGTGTTCCTTTGTATTGAGCTTTTAAAGAGCGTTTTAATTGTTGTAGTTCAGCAATCTTGGCTTGTCTTCTGGTTTCCATATCGATTTCAGAATCTGTTTTCCAAGACTTATAGGCATCAGCAATGTATCGCTTGGCTTGTCTAGTGCTTATGCCCCATTCCTGGTGCATTTGCTTTCGCATAAAGTCCTCCTGAACACCTTCTATTATCCAACCTTGAACGGTAAGTATTCGCTTTTCCTTTTCTACCTTGTTTGCTCTCATCCATTAGGATACATTCGTTTTATAACCTCAATATGCCTTTTTAGCTCATAGATACGATCATTCAACTTAATGCGCTCACGCTCTCGCATAACCTTAATCTCTTCATTGATCTCGGAAATAACACCAGGCTCATAAGCTTTAAGTGCATCCTCACAAATGCTCTTCTCTTTCTCAAGGTATTCAATTATCTGATCGCGCATTTCAATTAGAGCTTTGTATTCTTTGTTGGACATCCGAAAAATCTTTTAATGTTAGACTACCGTTTAAGTGAGTAAATTTAACATTAATATTGCGTTTTGAACAATAGTTCAAATATCTGATAATAGAGCATTGAACGAACTTTGGTTCAATCTCAGTGAATCTTCCTATGCGGTGTGTATGCTCACATGCTATTAAGGCAGTACCAGAACCTAAAAACCAATCGATAACAACATCACCTTGATTAGTCGTATCGAGTATAGCATCCGCAATCATTACAACTGGTTTAGGTGTTGGATGGTTGTCCAATTGGAAACGGTCAGGATTTGCTCTTGAGATAGCAGATGGATAATTCCAGACATTACTTCTGATCCTATCTTTTAATTGCAAGTGTGATAGATGCTTTGCCTTGTTATCATGTTTAAAAATATAGCACCATTCGTTATTGTCTTTGTAGAATTCACCGCCATAGTCAAGCATATCTTTGTTCCATAAAGCCTTGGCACGCTCATCAGAAAACACAAAGCAAAGCTCATGCTTAGCTCTGTAAAATGATCCGTTAGCCATCATATCCTTATTCCAAACACAAACTTGTTTTGGTTGTGGATTGTTATATACCTTGCGAGCAGCTTCGGTCATGTGCCAACAATGACGAAAATCCATGAAAATGTAATGAATAGCACCAGGCATAGAATTATCCACTGACGCCTGCATGATCATTTCCAAAAACCTCACAAACTCTTCATCACTCATCTCTCCAGAAGCCTCTGCAAAATCTTCATGTTTTTTAGATTCCTTGTTGGTAAAGAAATTAGCTGGTAAGTTATAAGGAGGATCGCAATTAATAATCCTTGCCTTCTTTGAATCTTGCATCAGCAAACCAACTGCTTCTGAGTCTTTGAAAGAACCACAAACTATTCTATGACCATTGATTTCAAACAGATCACCTGAACCTACAATAATCACATCATCCTCTAAATACACATGATCCTCCTCTGCATTTTCAACATCAATCAAATCAAACTGTTGTTCAAACCTAGGCATTGAAAATTCAGGAATATTGATAGATTGATTAATACCATCTACATCGATATGGTATTGAGAAACAAAATCAAAAAGCCCTTGGTTAGTAATCTTGGCATATTGAGAAGAATACACCAAAACCAACTCAGCAGCCTCTGTCATATCCTCACAGGCAATCATAGTTGCTGGAAGCTTATCAGGAACATCAACACCAGATTCCTTAAGGTGCAGTAAATCCTTGTATCTGTGGTAACCATCAAGACAATAGCGATTACCATTGTTTTCCCAAACCTTAAACGGATCTATAAACTGATACTTCAAAAGCGATGCCTGAAGTTTAAGATCACCTTTTGGTGTCCATTCCTTAAAGTTTTCCTGCTGTATGAATTTTAGAGATTGCCATTCAATAAGCTCGGTAGTAAGTACTTTAGATTCGATTGTTTGATTTTTCATATTTGGGATTATAGGACATATACTGTCATTACAAACTTACAAAAAAGAAACTTATAGTTTCTTTTTGAAATATTTTTTTAGATCTCTTTCGAGGTTTTGATAATTCACAGCTGTATATCGCAATACGGTCCAGCCTTCAATCTGAGCTAAATTGTATTTTTCACAATCCTTTGTATATCCGCCAATAGTGGTATGGCCACTCTTTTTACTCATCAATCCCTCATACTCAATAGCGAGCTTTACGCTAGGAAGTGCCCAATCAAAACGGAACTTTCTTTCTTTGCTAAATTGTAACTCTTCTACTGATTTTTCGATAAGGCCTTCACGATGTAGAAGCCATAAAACGGTCTTAATAGCTTCCTTTTCGTGCGAAATCTTGCCATTAACGAGATATTTATTGCACAAAAAGTTACTTTTCTTGCCATTTTCGTGCAAATTATTTCCCAATTTGAGAGCTTTTATATCTTTTTCGGTCCAGCCTTTCATACTTAAATTTTTAACTACTTACAACAGTCGTTGTGCCTACATAAACGACCGCACAACACGTAATAAAAATAATTTTGTAGCAATCTCTGTAAGGTTAATAATATCAACACTTTAAGCGATTCTTTTGTCACAATTATATGCTATATATGTGACAAAACTATTTTTATTACCATCCGTTGTAAGTAATTAGAACGGTAAATCATCATCTTCCTCAGGCACATCAGGAAGCTCTGCGTTTGGCGCTTCAAAAGCTTCCGATGGAGAAGCAGGCTCAAACTCATCATCATCCCAAGTATCATCGTATTCCTGAAGGTCCTTAAATCGCATGTACTTTAGTTCACTTGAGTCTAGATACGTTGCACCCAACTGTCCCTCTCTTGTCTTTGCTGTATTGATCTCACACTGTCCAGCTGTAGGTGTACGTTCATTATCATCCCACTCATCTATTTTGTAATATTCCGGACGAAGTAAAAACTGGACTACGTTTGCATCCTGTTCTATGGCACCAGACTCCCTAAGATCTGAAAGTAATGGTCGTTTCATTCCGCCACGCTGTTCAACAGCACGTGATAACTGAGATAATGCTACGACAGGAATATCAAACTCTTTAGCAAAGGCCTTCAACTTTCTTGAAATACTTGCAATTTCCTGTTCTCGGTTTCCATTTTTACTGTTCATAGAACCTCGCATCAGCTGCAGATAATCGATGTAAACAATCCTCACACCAAACTGTCTCACCCATTTTCCTATGATGGTTTTTGCTTCGGTCGTTGTGGTCTCACTCCCATCGTGGATATATAGTGGCAATTTCTTAATCTTTTCAGATTCGGTTTCCACCACACGCTTTTCTGAAGCTGTAAGTTGGTTTTGTTTGATCCTGCTAGATTCAATGCCAAATTCATTGGCAATTATACGTCCCAAAAGTTCAACGTCGCTCATCTCAAGAGATAAAAAGCCAACTGGTATTCCCTGTTCTGCTTGGTACTTAGCCTCGTTGAGAACAAAAGCAGTTTTTCCCATACCAGGACGCGCTGCTATGATAACCAAATCGTTTGGATGATAACCGTTGGTGCGCTTATTGAGCTTTGAGAATTTACTCGGTACACTCGCAATTGGGTCGTTGCTCTTTTTGATCAGCTTATCGTAAACGGTCTCCAAAGACTCTGGCTTTTTTCTTAACAGCCATTGTGAGGTATCATCAAGAGATTTAACCGAATATTCCAGAAGATCAAAAATATCCTTGGTCTCATCGTAAGCTTCCTCAATGATGTTGTGCGCTAGTTTTATCGATTCCCTTTTGGTGTAGAACTGCATAAGAATTCTACAATGGCGCTCCATGTGTGCTGAAGAACTAACACGTTGTGTAAGGCCGATAAGATAAAAATCACCACCAACAAGGTCTAGATGACCTTGCTTTTTTAACTGGTCCGAAACGGTTAGCAGATCCACAGGTTGCTCTTCTGAAAACAATTCGAAAATAGCTTTGTAGATGTACTTGTGTGCATCTTTGTAAAACACGTCATGGTTATCACTTAGCGTTTCAATAGCCTCGTAAACTCCGTACTTGTCAATCATCATAGCACCAAGAACGACTTCCTCAAGGTCTATGGCTTGTGGTGGTATTTTTCCCTTCTCAAGAGAAACAACTGTGGATCTATCCACTTTGTAATTTTTATTTTGGTTTGGCTGTAGCATCAGTAAGTTTCTGGTCTGTTAGAGTTTCCGTTATTTTGGATATCATCATTTTGATTTGCAATCCATGTGTCTGCAAAATTATCTAGTCGAGCAAAGAGAATTCTATCAGTGTACTCCAGTTGCTCAGTATCGACTTTGTTGTTAAATCGCTTTACGAATTTTGGATAGTCACGAATCTTGTTTTGGTAGCGCATGAGAAACTCCTGTTCAAAACGTGCTGGATAGTTAGTTTCTAAAAAACCTAGCGCGCGCGTTTTCTCACTCTCTTTAGAGAGTACATTTACATTACCATTTACATTACCATTACCATTTACATTAACAGTTGACGTTTGTTGACGTCCGTCAGCATCCGTTAACGACCGTTGAAATTCATCTGATTTTTGTTTTGCAATTTGAGCCGCTTTTTTTCGTTTTTCGGCACTTTTACGACCTGCCTCTTTCCTTTGCTCCTGCTTGGTTTCCCACTTCTTTAGGTCACGTTTTAAGGCCTGCTTAATACCTATAAACAACGCTCGTACTATTTCGTCATCGGTCGTTGGATTTTCGTCATTTACGTACCTAAAAATATGCTTGATGAGTTTTCCAGCCTGCTCATCTGAGACCGCTTCAAAGATTTCCTTTTGCTCCGTGTAGAGCACAAATGAGTTTTTACCTTCTGCCATTATTCAAGTGTATTTTTGTCGATTGCCAATCCTTTTTCTATGAGCCCTTTAAGATCATAATGGTATTTATAAAGTATCTCGTTTACCCATTCCATATTACAATGAGGTTTATTAAGCCAGATGTTTAAGTTAGAACCATCCTCGTGAGAAATAATAGCAATGACCTCTTTACTTCTTACAAAACCATGCTGTCCAGCAATCCAGCTTGTATTATAGATTTCTTGAATTGTGTCTTCATCATTAAGAAGGTCAACTAATGGTATTAGTATTGGTTTGCAGTCTATTCTGCAACTTTTACCATTTATTTCATCCCAAATAAAAGTCTCGTTTTCTTGCGTATTAACAGAATTTAATTGATAAATCCGTGTATGTTTAGGACTCTCTTTAAATACATATTCGCAACCTTTCAAACTATAAGGCAAATAAGGAGCTATGTGTTTTAATTCTAGTTTTTTCATTGTTAATATTTCTTAATGTCTATAATTCCTTTCCAATTAATATCTACATAGCATTTAGCTATGCCCTGATTTTTAGTTCTATTAAATGCATTACAGGCATATTTATTAGCAAATAGCTCAGCCCATAATTCAAAATTTTCAAGCATTGGAAAAACACCCATCGGAAATAATTCCATTGCTTTCAAAATCATTTTTTTATCATACTCATGCTTGAAACTTATTCCGTAATCTTTATTTAGTGTCTTTATATAAATCCACCAACCTCCAAAAGCCCAAAATTCATTTTTAAAAACCCATACATAAGCTGGTTTAGTTATAAAATCAGGTGTTCTTTTCCTATTCAACTGAATATCCTGCTGTTGAATTTTCACCTTCTTAATTTCATTATAGGTAACTTCTATCCAATCATTTGATAAATGTTCCTTTTTCAAATAAGCAACCTCTTTAGGCAGTTCATTTCCCCACCAAAATTTTGCTGCAGATCTAGTCATCAACATAACAATCTACTTTTTAAATAAATCAATAATTCCACTGACCATATCCATCTGTACGTTATCGTTTGCACCTGTAATGGTGTTGGCCACGTGCCGCTTTTGTAATATCAGTTCGTACATATCCTCGTCAATAGTATTCTGACCAAGGAAGTACGTACACATCACGTTGTTCTTTTGCCCAATACGGTGCGCTCTGTCCTCACATTGCACACAATCTGCATACGTCCATGGGTATTCTATAAAAGCCACCCTAGAACTCGCTGTTAGCGTTATACCAACACCTGCAGCTTTAATATTACAGATAATCAACTGCGTGTTAGGATCTCTCTGAAATGCATCAATACTATTCTGCTTCTGAAAATCCTTATCTCTTCCGGTTACCGTAACAGCTCCAGGAAACTCTTTCTTAAGTTCGTCTACAATAACATGATGTATAACAAAGACAATGAGCTTCTCACCAGATTCTACCACTTCATTAATAAATTCCTTAGCCTCGTTGAGCTTACCGTATGCCGATATCTTTTTAAGTTCCTGCATCTTTACGATAATCTCACCACGTAGCTTTTTAGCAATCTCCGCATCGTCTGCACCATTCTGTTTTAGATAGCTGACAAACTCATCACGTGCCTTGTTGTATTCCTTTCTGGTAGTGATATCACATAGAATGGTCTGTCGTTGTTTCTCTGGAAGATCCTTAGCCACTTCGGTCTTTTCCCTTCTGAAGAAACAATGCTTGTTAAGGAAGTAGTTTAGTTCCTTGAGATTTGAAGCGCCTCGGCCACCTTCGCAATACCTACTGAAAAAACGCTGCTTACCACCAAAGTCCTTAAGTCTGTTGATAATAGCCAGCTGAGGGAATAAATCAACTGGCTTATTAACAACTGGTGTTCCTGTAAGCAGGATTACCCACGCTTTGTCCTTTGTTATTCTAAGGGTTAGTTGAGCGTTTAACGTACTCGGATTCTTGCAACGATGACTCTCATCCACAATAACCGATTTAATGAGATTGATGCGCTCGTCCATTACGATGTCTGCTGAGCGCCTGCGATTTCCTTTTGGTGGTATCTTGGCCACGAAATACTTCTTTAGGCTTTCGTAGTTTGTAATGAACACGTCCGCCATACCGATATCATGGTAGCGATGCCAAGAATCCTTTATCTTGGTCTCCAGAACCATGGCCTTTCTGTCGGTCCACATTTCCCACTCACGTTTCCAGTTGATCTTAGTGGATGACGGACAGATCACTAAGCAAGGAAATACATCATGTCCTTGAAGCGCTGCTGCATGTATGGTAGCCAAAGACTGTAAGGTCTTACCAAGACCTTGCTCATCTCCATTGATAAAGCGCTGAAGCTGCAGGCCTTTTGCAACACCCTTTTCCTGGTACTCTCTAAATCCAAAACCTTCTGGGTGTGATAATGGTACCTCAGTCTCTAAAGTGGGAAGCGGTGGGATTTTTCCAAGCTGTTGTGGTGTTTCGGTATCTATTTTAAAATACTTAGCATTAGCCCATTTCTGAAGTGCCACCATAGTGTTGCGCTCTGTTAGTGGCACCTTCCAAGACTTCTCCTTATAATCGAAAGTAGCACCCTTTATTTTTTTCATGGCTGCGATGTTCCGTTTACGGAAGTGGTTAAAATCTATATGTACACGGAACTCGTTTCCGTACTCCAGGATCTGCATGGTCAACTTGCTTTTAGTATAAATTCAACTTCCTCATCAGTCTGGCCATATCTAGGTACCAGACTTTCAAAATGAGCATCTAAAACCTTTCGCACCTTATCGCGTTCTATTCCCATAGTATTGGCTATATTTCTTATGGAGTTGTCCTGAAGCACATCAAACCAATACATCACTTCATCTATTACGATATCATCATACAGCTTGTACATAATCTTGCTTCTTTAATCGTTTTACCTTAACTCCCTTTATAGCATTCTTCACTTTATCCATGTTGCCTTTAACAAGCTTAACAATCGTATCATGATGGTCTGTTGGATTATTATGAAGTCCTCTAGACTGAAGTACCTTAAATTTCTTAAGGCAAATCTCAATCGTTTCTACAGGCTCGTTGTCTATTCTGGCTGACATGATTAGCGAATCTGTCTTTGCATAATATTCGTTTGTAAAAAGGCAGTGTTTTAACTTCTCACTTTCAACTAGGAATTCATCTACCGATTGTAGTACAACAATACAAATACCCTCTGCTGAGAAACTTATATTTTTGAATTTGGCAATATGTTTATTGAAATTTCTCTGGTCCTTTAAAGCCTTTTTCTTTCTAGCCTCTTCATTCTGTTTTGCAATCTTGAGTTGCTTTTTTAACATCCAATAGTCATGCGCTTTTTTTAGATTTTTAGGACAGATATACATTGGATTATGAAGATCCTTTCTGAAGTATCTTAACAGATCAAGATAATCGAACCAAATACTGGCATCTTTTATCTTATACTTATTTCTTAAGGCAATCTTAATAGTGTTCCAATACATGTTTACTTCACCCTCATTATCTACCAAATACCCAAGAAGCTCGTATTGTCTTGACTTTAATAAGGTTTCTGCTTGTGAGTTTTTTGGTAGTACTCTAATCGCTTCCAAAAAGTTAATTTGTTTCATACGGTAATCAATTCCGTATTTTCTGTATTCGTTTTCAAATCTAGAATCTGGATGAAAAAAACGTTGATAAACTTTATATTTTGAATACCAACCTCTCTCTTTTCGTATAGACCAATCACCTCCCCAACTATCACAAAAGCCTTGAACATAGTGATTGTGACCTATCATAGTTAGTTTTTCATCGCCAAGACGTACCCAATACTGAAGTATTTCAAATACATGAAATCGAACAGGCTCACCTTTTTTATGATACGATTTTATTTCAAAGTTTCTGATCACCTGAAACTCCTGAACCAGCTCTGCTATGGCAAAATAATTGGTTTGATTATCGGTACGCTTTAGCGTAGTCATTACCTTAGACTTACGTCCACAACCTGAACAAATAGCACGTTTTCTGCTGATGCTTTCCAATTCAATGTCAGTTCCACAATCCATACATGCGGCTGTGGTTTTATTGGCATAGACCCAATGCTTAATGCAAGTGTCATAAGCCCATTCTTCTTGAGACTTTGTAATAGAAGTAAGTCTATTACTTAAATCCGTAACTCTACGTTCTAATTTTGTTCTGGCTTTCATAGACTATCAAACAAATTAGGTTCTTCCAATTTCGTTTTTTCAACCTTAGCAGGTTTATTTCTCTTGGTAAGTCTTTCACGCTCCTCAGCGATCAGCTTTTCCTTAGCTTCTTTTTTGGCAGCTTCAATCTCTTTTTCTGTTAGTTCTACCTGATGATTAACCACCACACTACCAGAAGCGATCTTCTTACCTACATCTACTTTTTCCTCATCATAGTAGTGTATGGCCATGCCATAAATTTCTTCATCCGCAAAACCATTGCAACCGCTTTTTTGTACCTGATTAAGTATGTAGGTAACACAGTCGTCAATGTTCTTGTCCTTGTTTTTGAGCTTCTCTGCGAATTGCTCATCCTTACTAGCTACTCTTTCCAAGTGAGCGCTAATGGCATTTTTAAATGATTCTGTTCCTTTCATTGTATTTATAGATTTTAGTTTAGAATAATGCTGGTTGATTGATTTTTAATGCCTGTGCTTTTGTGAATGTCTTTTCGATCGGCTCTGTATCCTGAAACCAGGTCCACTCACAGTCACAATCGTTATGTGCAAATCCATTACCACATAAACAAATCGGCTCAGTATCCCACCAATGAATCATTATTTTAGATTTATTGGCATACCATGAAAACTCTACCTCACCATAAAGCTCATCTTGATAACTAGCGTTACCACCTTGACCTTCATTGTCAAAATCACATTCTATTGCTCTAAGTGCTTTTATAAAGTCTATCATAGGTTTTCGTTAACTACAGTTTGTCAAGTACTTCTTTCCAATATTTTAAATCGGATTTTGTTCGTTCAATTATCGCCGTAACCATTCCAACTATTGTTTCTTTGTCATTAAAGCGGTTCTTTAAATCTTTAACTCTTTCCTCTGGTGTAGGTCTTGCCATATTCTCTACAGTTAATTTTGATTTACATTCATTACACTGATCAGCACATCTATGCGTTAGCGCACCACAAGAATTCAATCTGCAGTAGTGCCTAACGCTTTTAGATGTTTTGATGTTCTTCATTACGCAGCAGCTTCTTCTGTAAATTCCTCTTTACCTTCCCCTGCTTCTTCAGGATTGAAGTCATCACCAAAGTCCATTGCAGTCTGCTCTCTAGATGCTTCCTTGCCATCCATGTACTCCAGGACTTCTTCCTTAATCACTTCTATCTGTTCCTCGAGCTTACTCAAAAACTCATAGGCCTCATCTTCTGAAGCTGATGTTCTGATTTTTGGTGTTGGAAAGGAAACGGTCTTTCCAGTGTTTAGGATTTTGTAACCAAGGATCGTATAGGAGATATCTCCTTTCTTATCCTCAATGGTTACACCTGTAACCTTGTACTTTTTTAGAAGTTCTTCAGGTAGATGCTTAAGGTCAATAGCCTTAACAACGTCCTGTTTTTTCTTCATTTCGGTGATCAGCACAAAGTGCGGAACCAATGCCTGTAAAGCTTCTTGCAGATCTTCGTGAATTGGTGAGTCTGCACTGGCCTTGATCTTGGTAATACGACCTTCTGAAGTCGTTTGGTAATTCCATTTCAGGAATATGCGAGAGACAACCTCTACGCTTGTGATTTCAATATCCATTGTCTATTGGGTTTTGGTTAAAAAATATTTATCTACGTGTATGGTTTGGCGCTTTTGCAAAACACCATCCTTAACCATGTCGTCTAGTATAGGCTCTAGTTCCTTTACATGAAATCCACTATGGCCATCGCTTGTTTTATCAAGCTTCTGAACCAGATAAAGCAACATGGCCTTTAGTTTTTTTATTTCATCGCTAGAGTATTGCATTAGAAAGAGCCCTTTTTAATAGTTTTAATCTGATGCTTTAATCTAAAAATCTTCATTCTTTGCCTGTTTTCTCTAAAGGATAATGAAGTGGCTAGATTCTCAAAATAAGTCTTGTCATCTAGCTTATTCTTATGCATTAAAGGTGCTGTTTTAACAGTCTCAAAATGTTTAGACTCTCTGTGATATTCAATAAGACCAGCATATTCAGGTATATCTTCAATTGTTAATAGGCCTTTTGGAACTACGAAATAAAATCTATTGGCAGGATAATTTCCAAGCTTAAGAAGATCGTGCTTCTTTATATCAAAATATTGTCTATCAGGATACCGTCCTTTATATTCAGTATGACACTTGTTGAAGTCATTTAGAAAGTCTGACTTAGAAATCTTTATTTCGTATTCTACAACATAGCCAGATTTCATTCTTCTAAATACATCCATTTCATATCTACCTACATAGAAGTTTGGAATCACAATCTCATAGCAAGTATTTTGACAATACATAGTCCAATACATTATTATCTCATCAGCAAGCTTCATCTAAAAAGGTGTTTTATTAAAATCAATAGTTAATCCTCTATCGGCTATCGTTACCGTTTTACCTGTTGCCTCACGCACCGCATCCTTAAACATCAGCTCGTTGCTATTGCTGTCCGATAAGTGAATCAGCACAATGTTGTTTACCGAACTGAGATCGTTAGCCTCTAAGGTTTTTATGCAAGTATCAAGACTCATATGGTTACATATAATTCTGTTTCTCAAAAATTCCTTTCCTCCTAGTTTTTGCTTGGCCAGCTCATTATCATAGTTGGCTTCAATGATGATGTTGTTAAGATTTGGAAAGGTGTACTTGCAGAAAATGAGATCCGTTATAAACAAGACGTTTCCTGTTTCTGGGTGATTGATAAGAAATCCACAAGGCTCTGCTGCATCGTGCTCTACATCAAAAGGCAATACCGTAAACGCACCAAGCTTTGTAGGTTCTTGATACACCAATCGTTTAGCCCTGTGATGCGATGATGTTTGTAGTGCAGCATGTGTACCTTTGGTTGCAAACACATCGATTCCAAAAGCCATAACCTCCTTTACCGATTTGGCATGGTCACCATGCTCGTGCGTAACAATACAGCCTTTGAGCTTATCAAAGTTGTATTTAAAAGCATGCTTTATGTCGTTTATATGTACGCCACACTCAATGAGCAATGCCTCATCCTTATTTTCTAGGATGTAGGCATTACCTTTTGAGCCGCTACTAATCACACGTAACTTCATTAGAAACCTGGTCCTTTGTTAGTTCCTTCTTCTTTAGGAAACATATCTGGCATTCCTTCACCAGCTGGTACAGCCTCTTCTTCTTCCTTCACTTCCTCATGCTGTACGTCTATGGCTAGCTCTTCTTTGTTGGCTTCCTTTTCTATCTTGTTAGCCACGTAAGCCTCCGTAGGTGTCATTCTTGGTCCATCATCATCCATAAGCACTGCATCATCAGAACTGTTGACAAACATCTTAATAGCTCTGTTGGTAACCGTACGCTTAGCCATTTCTCCTTCAAAGTTTTTA